CTGTGGCAGGCTCTCAACTCAGAACCGAAGTTGCGAAGGTTAGTAGAACTTCTTCTGAGCGGAGATTCACTCTTGAACGTCTCGGCGGTGTGCACGGGGTCGTCCATCGGAGTCTTCGAGAGGCTCTCTAGAATTCGTCTAGCTAAGAGTCTCTCGACGAAGCTGGTGTTTGGTCCTGACTTCGAGACATTTGTTCAGGAGCGGTGGCCCTGGGATATCTCACGGGGGGAAGCTGCCTGGTTTTTGCGTGCCAGTTCTGGGGATGCAATCCTGAATATGGTTAAGGTGACTAAAAATGCGGGTGCTGGACCTGGCTATCTTGTTGTGGAAGAAGCAGGTCAGGGTACCCGGATTGTTAACCTCAAGAAGGGAGACCCGAGAGCTGAGCAGATGGCTGTGAAAGCCTTGGACTACATTATGGAGGAATTCCGTAAGGGTACCAAGATTTCTGAGCTGTTTGCTCAATTCCCGGATCTCTTTATCTCCCAGATGAAGGCCAAGTTGGACTATCACAAGTGTGAGGACATCTTTGGCACTAACATCTTTGGGCAAAAGGTTAATAAACCACGCAAGACACGGCCATATTTTGCTTTCCAATTTCACCTGTCCTTGTTGTTCAGTGTTATTACTCAGTTTATAGGTGACTGTCAAGTCAACTATCAGCAGAATCCCAAGTCGTGGTCTATGATTGGACACTCATGGATGCACGGCGGAACCCAGAAACTCTGGGACTTCCTTAATGGTCAGGGCGACTATGCTAACCCGGATGTTATACATTGTCTGTTCTACGGCGACGATGCCGTGTACAGATTTTTGTTTAGGATCGCGGGTCAGGTAGTGATGGTCATTTGGTGTCCCGACGTTCGTGGTATGGACTTCACGGTTCTCGACGAAGAGACCTTGGGGTTTTCAGACCACACGGTTAAAAGAGTGAAAAAGATGCTCGATTCATCCGAGGGGGTGAAGGCATCGAAGGGTCTCTTTCCGCCTGCGTGGGAGGCGGCAAGTAATCTATGGGGAATCTGCGCTGTACATTGTCCCTTCCTGTTTGTTGGAAAACATCGTGTCTCCTTGACTAGTGGTCTTCGGTCAGGGATTCCAGGGACAACGTATTTTGATGAGTGGAAATCCTTCAGAATCTTTTGGTGGCTGAAGGTACCCCTCGAAAAGGGCCTGGCCAAAATCCAGTCCCAATTCAGCTCCGAACCGTACACTCCTGAGACAGTAGAGAAACTGTTGAAAAGTGTCCAGGACTTGCTGAACGATTTGTGCCGTAAGATGAAGGCAAAAACTGGTGTAGAGATCAAGGAGGACACTCGCACCTGTTATGTGCCCGACACTTTTCGGCCCGAAAAGTTCTCGTCCCGAGCAGTCACGCCTTATACCATTCTTGGTTATAAGCTGACGAAGGTTGGAGAAGCTGTAGTTCCCATCAAGCCAATTGATGATCTATGGCGTTCCCTCATCAAGCCCCGGCAGAATTACGTGAATGGTCTAGTTGCAGATATGGCTGAACTAGAACGTCTCCGCGGCATAGCTATTTGTGGTGGGTGGCTCTACCCTGGCACCTTCGCCTTTTTGCAGAAATACTTTAAGGATCGAAGGGCTACGGGCAAGATTACCATCAACCCCAAGTCGCTAGGCAAACCCAAGTCTTACGATCTCTACCCCCTCTCTTCGGTCCCTGCTG